GCCACGTGGCAGTCCATTGAAGCCGGTTTCTAGAATCTGTTTCGACTCGCCAACAGCCACTGCGCCGACCTTTGTGTTGGGGTCTTTGCTCCATTCGGCTACGTTTCTGGCCAAATTCAGGAATCTCTCAGTCCATTTGCTCACGGTATGCTCCTATAAAGTGTTCTGGTGATCTAGGACGATCGCAGGAATCAGGTCGAGTAGAAAGGCTTGACCCAGCTGCAGAAAACTCGCCTTAGACGATCCTCGCAATCTGTTAGCCATGACCTAACAATTGCAAAGCCTCTTGGTCGATCTCCGACCGAATTTCGTCGTCCATTTTTCGTTCCAACCATGCAGCCAGACGACCACGACGATCCAACACGTCGTATTCCAACTCGTGGTAGCCGTAATAGTCCATGTCCGAGTCGCAGGTGTGGGCAGATCCACGCCACGGCGGTTGGCAATGGAAATACGTCACACCGATCTGACAGGGAATACCCGCGATGCGAGTGTCGAAGACCAATTCGTATTTTCTGTTCATTGTGGGCATGTCACTTCTCCCTTCTTGAACTCTGGCCAACCACGGCGGTCGTGCTCGGGAATGCCGGCAGCTTTGTCTTGNTTCCACAACGCAACCATCGAGCAATACTCGCTCTCTTGGCGGTCTGCCTCTTCCATGTCGAAATGACCGACGATGGCCAACGCAGCGAACACTGCGAGAACAGCGAGGATGGTTTTTGGGGTTTGGTTCATGATTGAGCGACGAGGTTTGATATAGACCATTTTATTCTCCTTGATTGTTAACGACGATTGTGTTGCCTTGAATGGAAACTGGCGGAAGACCGCGCTCAGCACGAACGCGATTCGCATCAGCCAGCATGCGCTGCTGGTAACCAACCTGATCGGCGGCCACGCGTGCGGATTGCACGACCTGTGGGATTGCGTACGGATTGACTTGCGCCGTGCCGTACGGAAACAGATGGACGAAAGCGAAACCAAGATTAAGCAGCGAGTCCATGGCCAGCCTCCACTTGTTCGAGATAACGAGCCTTGCAATCGGGGCAACGGCTGATGAGATCGGCAACAGAAGCATCGACATCGACCATGGCCAATGCATGCTCAGGCGGCAGACCGGAAAGATCAACGTGCGTCAGAGGCGACTTGTGTTTGTAGCCGCGACGCTCCATCTCCTGCGCCAGCTCGTGGTGACGAGTCAGGATCGAGCGAGGCTCGAGAAGATTGTTAGCAACGAAGCCGCGCATCGACAGACCTTTGTGAATCGAACCGACAAGCATGTGGTGCTCAACGTGTTCGCCAAGGAGGTGCTTGCGACACATGTACTGTACGGGAACCATCCACATTCTCATGACAGCACCTGCTTCTTGACAGCGTTCATGGCGCGGTTGCTGGCGCGGACAGGAATGCCATGCACATCGCGTGCATCGGCGAGATGCTTCTTGACGCTGTCCCAGCGCGACTCGGTTGCGACAGTTAGCTTCTTGCCGTCAAGCTGTTCAGCCTGCACGACGAACATGCCTTTGTCGAAATCGACTAGGACTACGGTGGTGTCTCGGTGATCAAACATAGCTTCTCCAGTTCTGAGTTAGTCCGGTCATTTCGCGACCGTGAAATAATTTTGCCTGAAAAACCGGCAGGAAGCAACAATTTTGTTAAAATATTTTGTTGCTTCCTGCAAGTCCTTGTTTTTGTTAAGAAAATAGCTTCAGTCCACGGTCAATAATTGTGTCCGCCACGTCTTTTTTGCTGGTCAAGGCTCGTATAACGACCTCGTCGATGGTGCCTTTCGCCGCAATATTGATGTAGGTGACGTTCTTGGTCTGGCCAATCCGGTGTGCCCGATCCTCAGACTGCAGCCGGTCACGCAAGCTGAAATTGTTGGAGAAATAAATCACGTAGGACGCCGCCACCAGCGTGATGCCTGTACCACCGGCTTGTTGGTTGCCGACGAACACCTGCGCCTCGCCGCGCTCAAAAGACTCGATTGCGTCCGTGCGATCTCCCTTCTTGATGCCGCCGTGGTATTCAACGCACGGGATGTCCAGTGTCTTGAGCTTGGCTACGATGTCCTCGATCTCAATTCGGTACCGAGCCCACACGATGACTTTCTCGCCAGCCTCTACGATCTTCTGAACACGTTCAGCGAGCAGTTCCAGTTTGGGGTTGTCGCCTTCAATACGCACAGGATCTTCTGCCATCGGGTGGATGTAGTAGCCGCTGGTGATCTGCGCCAGCTTCGTCACTGCGACCAACTTGTTGAACGGCGTCTCCTCGTTCTCAAACACGAGTCGGCATTCGTCCTCAGNCTTTTTGTAAACCTCGATCTGCTCCTTGGTCATGCTGAACACGAGTGTTTTGTAGATCTTGTCGGGCAAGTCCAGACAATCCTTTTTCAGCACGCGGAAAGAGTGTGGTGCGATCAGCTGCGACAGCCGGTCAAGGTTGCGGTACTTCGGGCGACCACCAACGCCACGCGCAACGACCTGCGGCGTGAATCGGGAGCCACTGCGCTTCTTGATGGCGGCGAGCAGAGGGTTGCCGTCTTGCAGCATCTCAGCGTATTCTGCTTTGAAAGCGTAGAACGAAGTCGTCCGCAGGATCTGCTCGTCAAGGAAACTGAACTGGCTGAAAGCGTCAAATGGCGCATTGTTGATCGGTGTTCCCGACATGATTCGACGCCAGTACGAATACTTCTTCAGCTTCAGAAGGTTCTTGGTTCGAGCGGCAGTCGGGTTCTTGTATGCATCCGACTCGTCGGCAACGATCATCACTCGACGACCAGTGTTGCAGAAACGCTCTGCAAACTCCAGCCCACGCTTCGTCTGCAAGGCTTCGTGGTTCATTGCAAGAATGCGCAACTCGCCAGAGCCGGCATTGTCGAACAACCCTTCGAGTGCAGCTTTCTCCTGCTTGTTTGGCGTTGCGACCCACGCAGCAGCGCGATACCGCACCCAGTCCGGCATGTGCTTGGGCAACTCCAGCCGTGTCCAGTTGGTGTGCACGCCATTGGGTGCCAAGACCAAAACAGCGTCACAGTCTTGCGACGACCAAAGGTCAGCGATGTTGTTGATGACGATCCAAGTCTTGCCTGTGCCCATCTCGGCCAGCAGTGCGTAGGCTTGCTTGCGTCCGAACTTGTTCAGACACTCCATCTGGTGTTGGTACGGCTGGGTCTTGAATTTGCCAGCGTGGAAGTCAAGTTCTAGTTGCTGCGCTGAAGCGCGAGTCGTAGTGTTTGCCATTGTTCTTTGTCCTTTACGGGTTTCATCGTAGACCAGACCGCTTGATCAACGATCTCGTCCACTGTCATTGTATTGAGTTGGTCTGCCAAGAAGCCGCCAACCAGAATCCATCGCTTGTCCGTGCTGATCAGGAAATAGCAACGGCCACCGGCTTTGCGCTGGCGCAGCATCCAGTTGGCTTGCTCTTGCGACACCTTGTGGTTGCTGCCGAACAGCGGAGTTGTCTTGCGCTTGGGTTCGGTCGGCGATTTCTGCTCGATCCAGCATTCGACTCCACCGCTGCAGAAGTTGATGTCGGGCATGCCGGTCACAACCACGTTCTCGACACGATCCAACCGGTCACCAGCTTGCGGTACGTTCTTCTTGAAGTTCTTGTAGTCTGTTGACTCAGCCATCTAATCGTCTCCATTTCGTTATGAATGCGTAGCGAATGCCGTTGAAGAACTTGGCACGCACGAGGATGTGTGCTCCGATCGGTACCTTCTCCAACAACTCCCTGCCGCAACGCTCGTAGTCAAACCGGCCAATACGACCGCCAATCATTCCTGTGTCGTCGCGCAAGCGTACGTCCACGAAGTTGGTTGGACCTGTCTCGACCTTGCCATTGCGCTTCTTGACGTTTACTTCCTCGTTGGCGTCGCGTGCGTTCTTGTGAATGATTTCGCCAATGAACACGCGCTCCTCTTTGTGGGGAATTCCTTCCTCCAACTCGCCAATGTCCCATAGCTTGCCGGCAATGCCATTCTCGTGCGGATTGTCGTACAGATGGCCGTACTTGGTGTGGAACGGAAAGATGTCTCCGAAAGTATTCTCTGCCTTGGCGATCTCGTCCAACTGCTTCTGGGTAAGCGACTTGGAGTTGCGTGCCTCGATCAGCTTCGCCGCTTTGCTTTCGCCAATGCCCTTCAGTGCCAAGAAGCCGCCATACAACTTACCATTCTTCGCCGACCAATTCACCTCGGACAACTCAATGTCAAACGGCACGTACTCGATACCTTCGCGAACCATCTCACGGAGCAGTTCAATGGCGCTGTCCTCGTCCTTGGCGTTGCGCAGATTTGCAGCCGCGAACTCCAATGGGTGGTGCGCCTTCAGGTAGGCTGTCCAATACGAGATCACGGCGTACGAATATGTGTGCGCCTTGTTCATCTGCCACGCGCCCATGGCGTTGATCAACTCCCAGACTTCCTCAGCAGCCTTCTCAGGAATGCCCTGCGACATTGCACCTTCGAGAAATGGCGGGTAAAACTTCTTGAAGAACTCCACACCTTGACGCTTGGAGATCGCCTTGCGCACGAACGACGTTTCGTTCCATCCGAACTTACCGATGTCGCGAACGATTGCCAGTGTGTGCTCTTGGTACAACGGCAGTCCGTACGTCTCTGCCATGATCGCCTCGACCTTTGGGTGGATCGGTACGTATTTCTCGCCATTGTGACGCTTGATGTACTTCTCGGTCACGCCAGACGAGAATGGTCCAGGACGCGCCAACGCTGTCACAGCATCGATCTCGTTGATGGTCTTGAAGTGGATGTTGTTGGAGATTGAACGCAGCGCATTGCCTTCGAACTGGAAAATGCCACACATGCGGTTCTTGTTGAAGACTTCGTACGTGGCTGGGTCGTTGAATGGCAGGTTGTACCAGTCGATGTCGACACGGCAGTCTTCCAGCACACCCAAGGTTCGCAGACCTAGCACATCAATCTTCAACAGACCAAGCTTCTCAGCCGAATGCTTGTCGACGTGTGCAATGCCATGTTGGTCCACGGTTGCGTAGTTGGTGATCTCGTCGTTACAAACTAGCAGACCGGCAGCATGGACGCCGCTGTGCGATGCGTGGCCTTCTAAGAGCGATGCGGATGCAGCTTGCGGGTACTGCGCAATGAACTGCTTTCCAGGCTCAGTCGTCTCGAGCGTATCCTGCAGACAGTTGTTGGCGCGAGAGTCGGCCATGCCGCGCTCGATCATTGCCACCTTCACAGCCGCCGTTGCAGCTGGCGGGATGTTCAGTGCCTTGCAGACTTGGATGAGAGCGGACTTGGGCTTGAACTGGCTGACCGTGCCGATGTGGGCCACGTTGTTGTCGCCGTACTTCTTGGCCATGTACTCAAACACCATCTGGCGCTTGTTGTCGGGAAAGTCCAAGTCGATGTCGGGCAGGTCGGTACGACTCACGTCGATGAAACGCTCGAAGAACAACTTGGGAGGGATCGGGTCGATCTCGGTGATGCGTGCCGTGTAGCACACCAACGAGCCTGCAGCCGAGCCGCGCGATGGACCAACCAGCATGTGCTCCTTGGCGTAGTGGACCATGTCGGCCACGATGATGAAGTACGACTCGAAGTCCTTGCTGCGGATCAGGTCCAACTCGTACACCAGCCGGTCTTCGTACTCCTGCGTCCAGATCGACTCCATCTTGCGCGACTTGATGCCAGCGCGACAGATTGCCTCCAGATCGCCTTCCGCTCGGATCATGGGCGCGGTCGGCAACGTCAGAGTGCTGCATTCGTGCGCAATGGTCTCAAGAGTGATTGTGCGCTCGATGTCAATGATGTGCTGAGCGGTCTGCTTCAATCCGGCTCGCGTTGCGAACTCGAATGTCTCTTTGTCCTCGATGCGCGAGTAGGCGTTGTCGGAAGTCTCAACGAGCAACAGTCCAGTCTTGGCGGCGATGGCTTTCTTGCGGGTGTTGAGGATGCGGCTGGCAGGGTTGATGTCGAGGATGGCGCCAACTTCCTTGAGGAACGACTCGTCGACGATGTCGCCAGCGAAAATCATTACATCGTTGGACATGTTCCGCACGTCATTCCTGTAAAGTCGAGGCAGACTGCCGGTCTTGGTGGCCAGCGGCTGTTGGTGCGCCTTCGACGCGAATCGGTACATCTCGCTGAGACCGGCTTGGTTGCGTGCAAGGAACCACATCCGCTGTGTTAGATCGTCGTCAGAGACCACCAAATCGACACCCAGCAGGGGTTGTATGCCTGCATCCGTACACGCCTTAAACCAAGGCACGTGTCCCCAAGTGGAGTTGGTGTCGACAATGCCAGCCGCCGTGACGCCCATCTCCTTCAGACGTTCGATGACACGACCGATCGGAGCGAACGTCTGCCCAAAGGTGTATTCTGTTTTAATTCTGAGTTGTATCATTGCTCTTACCTTTTCTTGAAATCGTCCACGGCTCGCTCCATCTGAGCCAGTGTACAGTTGTCCAGCTGGGCGTCATGGATCTCCATGCCGAGGTTGACAGCCTTGAGCTCTTCGCCATTGAACAGGAACCGGTCACCCTTGGCTTCGCCACGCACGCGCATCGACTCAACCGCAGCCGCAGCCGCTTGGATCTCCGGCATCCAGTCCGCACCCAAGCCTCTTGCCGCGAGGTGGTGCATAATCTTGAACGCAGCCATGATGTCGCCCATCTCTTTGCGCGTGCCATGACCTTTCAACAGCTGCGCCATGGCCATGTGGTTGCGGATGCGGACTGTGCTGATGATGTCCTTGGCCGCTTGGTCCACACGCATGAAGCCGCTGAGAACAAAGCTCATCGGGTCTTGCAACTTCTGCTTGGGTCGGTACTTGCTGCGCTTGCGCATTGCTCAGGCTCCGATCTTGTCGAAGAACTTGTCCTTGATCAACACAGCATGCACAGCAGCAGCATCGTCCAAGGCGCGATGGGTCTGCGCGAGTGGTTCGCCAATGATGTGTTGGTAGAGAATCTTGAGCGATGGACGCTTGCCGAGCAGCGCGGTGTATTCCTGTGCCGTGCAGAGCGTTTCAGTCGGCCAAGGGAAATCCTCGCAGTCTGCACGCTTCAGGTCGTTGCGCAGCATGCCGGTGTCGAAGGGCGCATTGTGACAGATCAGGAAGTCTGCACCACGGAAGAAGTCAGCCAGTTGCGGCAAGAATTCTGCGAAGGTCGGTTTGCCAACCAGATCCTCGTTCGTAATGCCGGTGATTTTCGTGATCTCTGCCGTGATTTCGACCTGTGGGTCAAGCAGTTGGCTGAGTTCGCCGATAATTCCGTCCCTGCTCACGGCTAATGCGCCAAGCTCAATGATGCGCGGTTGCTTCTCCAAAGGTGCTTTGGATGGCAGAAGGAGACCTGTGGTCTCGGTGTCGAATATGATAGCTTTCATGATAGCTTCCGTTCTGAGTTAAAAGATGGTGTGGCTTGTGGCTCTTAGAGCAGAACCACTTTTTGCGTCACTTGGCCACGTTCGCGACTTCCCCACGGAGGGATGGAGACCCAACCCAGGAGGCAACTGAACCTTAATTATCGCTCGGAGTCTCATCGTCCGGCAAGAGCATCCCAGCGAACATCGAGGCATACACCGCCATGTCCAGTCCAGAATCCTCGTGGTTGAGTCCTGTGTTAGCGAGTCGGGTAGCTTTGATCATCGTCATCAGAAACAGATGCCACTTGTTGTGGTCGTCGGGCGTCTTGAGCGTTATCCCCTCGGGAAACATGATCGACAGAATTTCCCCGATCATTAAATAGTTCGCTTTGTAGATCTTGCCGCGCTCCTTGAAAGTCGCTAGCATCTGCTCCATTACTTTGTCCGCTGTCTGCATTTTGAATTTCCTTTGGTTTGGTGTAGGCGCACACGTCGTGCACCTTTCTTACGTGGGCTGGGATGCCAAACTTGGCATACATCTGCACGACGTCTGGTCGGTCATCAAACGCAGCGACGATGTCTGTGGCTTTGACGTCTGTGTTGGCAAACAACGCCTGAAGCTGTTTCTCTTTCAGCTCGACGCTTGGGCTGTGGTCGTCCATGTCGCGCATCATCAACAGCTGGTGACCAACGCCATGACGCTTGAGCCACTCGAGAGTTGCGGCTTGGTACAAGATCGGTCTGGCCGTGAAGATCACGATGTCGCAGCGCGTGTTGATGTACAGGTCGTGGTTGTGCGCATTGTCGAACCCACTCAGCGAGTGGTAGTCGTGGTAGCGGTTCAACGGATCGGCAACGCTCCAGTTGATGCGAGGGATGCGCCAGCTGTCGTCGGCGATGCAGTTGTCAATGTCTAAAATTATCACACTCATGTCAAATCTCCAATTTCAATGACCAACGCCCAAAGGACGATGGTGAAGGTGTAGTTGCTGTAGAACTTGCGCTTGTAGAAGCCGATCGCCAAGCAAGGCCAGCGCGGCTCAATTGCGATGCGGAAGTAGTTGCTGATGGTCATTCCGTTTCCTCCTTGGTTGGCTCGTGGAGGACAGACACCTTTTCGGGGATGTACGAGTAGCTGCAATCGACCTTGTTGAATGGTTGCTCGGTCTTGACGATCTGGTTGGCGTGCGCCAACAGGATTGCCTCGACCTCTTCCTTGGTGAATTCGATCTTCATTTGTCTTTCTCCAAGTCTGGGTCGATCCAAAAGCCATCGCCAAAGATCAACGGGATCGGATCGTAGTCTTCTCCCTCTTCTTTTTGCAGAATCTGCTGAATGGCTGTGCATTGTTCGTGCAAGGACAGAACCTTTGCATAGACTTCTTGCCCTTCGGCTTGAAGTGCGTTGTGCTTCTTCTTCAGGTCGTTTATTTCTTTCGGTGTCATTTTCCGGCCTCCTTTCGCATCTTGTCGACGATCTTGAGCAGCTCACCTTTCTTCAAAAGGTTGCCGCCATATTCGCGCTGCGCGAAAGCCTCGATCTCTGCGAAGTAGTCACGACCCTGCTGGAACAGGAACTTCTCAGCCCACGGATGCACTCGCAGCGCCTCGTCCACCATCGCATTGACTACCTTCTGGTACTCGCTCTGGGTGCGACCGCCAGTGCGCGCCTTGGCCAGATCCACGAATGTGCGCAGGTTGAACTTGCAGACGATGTTGGTGGCGATGTTGGTCGGAAGGATGCCACGTGCGTCCTCAGCCGGTTGGCCTTCCTCGATCAGTGCGCCGTAGGCAGACTTGATCTCGTCGAGACAGCGGTTGATGATGTCCATGGCCTTGGGGTTGGACTTGTTCTTGTCGGTGTAGACGTAGTCGAACTCGTTCATGTTGAGCACGCGCATCGTCTGCTGGGCGTAGCTGGCGGCGCGCGTACGGACTTGCTGGTGTGTGTAGGCACGGCTCACACCTTCGACAAGGAACACGTAGTCCACGAACTCCCAGCTGCTGGGGATGGTGTTGGCCATGTACTCCAGCTCAGCCAGCTTCTTGTCCTGCGGCCAGCTGCGGATGTCGTCCATCAGTCCAGGCGACATGGTGAGGCGGGTGTTCTTGGTGAACAGCAGCAGGTTCTCGGCGTCCTGCGTGTACGAGATGAGAGAGACTTTCATTTCAGACCTCACTTTCAATGTGGAGTTGCATCGAGGCGATCTCTGGGCAGCGACCAACCTTGCGACGGGATTCGATAGCGTGTGCGTTGTAGCTGGCTGTGCTGACAATCTCGCCAGCCTCGTTCAGCCCGAGCAGGTGCGCACCGCCTCTGTGTGTGATCGCCACGACAAGCCAATAGGCGGTGTCGCTGCTGTTGTTGCCTGCAGCATACAGATCGCCGATCTGGAACTTGCCGTCAGCGATGATTGTTTCTGGGATGGCGAACTTCATTGCTTGACCTCCGGTGTGGGTGCGTTGGCGAGGACGTACAGTTGCATGGCGGCGTGAAGACCTTCGTGATCTTTAGCCTTGGCGTGCGAAACGAACTCCATGCGGTATCCGTCGGGATAGTGCTTCTGGAATTCATCGTGGCGATCTGGGCGCGCAAATGCGACGATGCCGAGGTCGTGGGGCATGTAGGCTTCGGAGGAGCAGATGTGACCGCCAAGGATGTGGCCATCTTGGGAGACGAGCACGCCTTCCATCCAACCGAATTGACCGCCGTTGCAGAAGCCATAGATGAACGGCAGTTCTTCAACAGGCTTGTTGTGGGGATTGAATACGACAGGAGGCTGTCCGTCCCATTTGGACAGATGCTCAAGCTCGTACATTGCAGCTTGCATAGGAGTGGTCATGATAAATTACCTTTCTGAGTTGTGGTGGGGAGGTTACCGCCTCCCCTTCGGTTTTCATTTTACTTGGCTTCGACCAGTTTGAAGTGGTATTTTTTGTCGCCGGTTTCGAACACGCCGTTGCCGTCTTGCTTGACCGACATGCGGAACTTGATGTGCTGGTTCAGAGGCAGATTCAGCTTCTTGAACGCTTCGCACACAGAGCGGAAAGTACCAACACCTTCCACAGCCACGTTGTCGCGACGAGCACGCTTCTCTGCGATCTTCTTGTTTGCCCAGCTTTCGCTGATTGCCTTGCTGCGGAGGATCGACTTGGCTGGCGCTTTGTAGATCTTGCCGTCTTGGGTGTACTCGGTTGAGCAGTGGTGGCAGAACATACGTTCGCCAGCAGGAGTGTTTTCTTCACCTGCGTAGGTCTGGTCGTGTTTGGTGCCGCAATGCGGACAGCCGTCGTCCAGCGAGTAAGGTTTCTTCTCGGTCACTTTCGTTTCCTTCTTGGGAGCGGTTGTAGAGGCTTCAGCGCGAGCCTTGGCGAGTTGCGACTCACCAGCAGCACGGCTGGAGAACTTCTTGATCGACTTGCCTGTGAGAGTGTTGTATTCAGCAACCATCTCGGCGGTGGTCAGTTGAGCGATAGCTTTCATGGTGGTACCTTTCTGAGTTAGCCGGTCTTTGTTGACCGTGAGAGAATTATGCCTGACTTTTTCATGGTTAGGCAACATTTATTTTGCGGCGTGACGCATACGGTCGTAAGTCGTTGTTTTCATTAGCTTTTTCAACACCGCCAGATCGTTCAGAACGTCGTCCAACAGGATGTTTCGCCACGTGCCGAAGCGTCCAAGACTGAAAATGTTGTGCTTGTGCGTCAGTTCGAAGATGAACTGCTTGCGCCATGCGTCGTCAATCTTGGCGATCTTGCCGTAGCGTTGGCTCACGGTCTCAATCGGCTGGCAGTGGTCGCGCTTGATGCCGAAGGCAGGGAAGAAGTCGTACTCGTCAGCTTCCTCAACGTACTCCGCAATGAGCAGGTCGCCAGTGATGCTGGCGCGGTACAGCGTTGTCTCGAGCTCAGGGAAGTAGATCGATTGGAACACATCTGCGTTCGGGATGCGGTAGCGGCGCACGACGATTGGTGCGAAGCCGAAGTCCGGTGCAGCCTCAATCATTTCCTTGCTCATGTCGTTGGCCATGAACTGCGCCATCAACTTCATCGGTAATGTTGAGATTATCGGCTCTTTTTCATTAATGACTTGATCGCGATCGATCTTGTGGTTCCAGACGATGCGGTTGTCGCAACGATCGACCAGCTGCTCAATGAAGTCTTCCGGAGCGATGAACCGCTCAACAGGATCGAGGTTCCAGATGCTGCGGTCAGCAAGGCGACCAACAACCTTGTCGCTGTACCAGTTGGCTAATTGAATAGAGGGCGCAACGCTCTTGCCGTCACACCACAGCCCTTTGTGCACTTTCACCTTGCGGAAGTCGATCCCAACAGCGTCGCCAACAGCCGACGAGCGAAACCGCAAGACCGCTTTGTGTTGAGACTGCTTGAATGAACCGGCTTCGTAGATGCGCGCATTCTGAAACATACAACCAGCCATGAGGCCAGCAATGCCTGCTCCGTAGATTTTCATAGTTGCTTCCTTTTTGAGTTAAAGAGTTCTTGGTAGAGAGAATTATGCCTCAACTGGCCGTGTTCGGCAAGAAATTTTTTTGGGGTCATGCGAAATAGTTTGCCTTTTCGTAAAATTTCGAGGATAATTTCCTTGCAACTTAACTAGAGAACTCCAAAATGAAAACACCGAAGGTTTACATAACGCAGATCCCGCACCGACGCGACCCAGAGACGCGTGCGTTTGTGCCATCGATCAACATCGCACCAGCAGCCGAGCACGGCGAACTGATTGTGATGATGCCACCTCGTGCTTCTTTCTTTGCCACCAGTGACTTGGTCAAGCAAATGAAGGAACACCTACAGAACTATGACTACGAGGCAGGTGACTGTCTTGTGGCTATGGGAGATCCAGCAGTCATTGCTGTTGCCTTCGCCATCCTCGGAAAGACGGTTGGCAGGTTCACAGTGCTGAAGTGGGATCGAAATGTGAGCAGGTACTTGCCTACACACATTCAAGTTTAACATTAACTCAGAAAGGAAAGTGAATGACAATTAGTTTAGACCAAATGGCTGCGTTAGCGAGAGCCTTGGTGGACGCGGATGCTTCGGTGGATCAAGCCGAGGCCAATCTGAAAGAAGCCAAGGAACGTGCGCGCATCCTGCGGGAAGAAACCATCCCTTCAGCAATGCAAGAGATGGGACTCGAAGAGATCAAGTTGGACACCGGCGAGAAGCTGTCTGTCAAGCAAGATGTCTACGCGTCCATCCCAGCAGCGCAGAAGGACCAAGCCTTCCAGTGGTTGGAAGACAATGGGTTCGGTGGCCTCATCAAAGTCGAGGTGGCCGCAGACTTCCGCAAGGGTGAAGCAGAACAAGCATTGGAGCTCTTCCGAGAACTCCAGACGCGAGGGCTGCAGGTTGGCTTTGACCAATCCGTACACGCTCAAACCCTGAAAGCCTTCCTGCGGGAGCAGCTGGCTGTCGGCACCAATGTGCCTCTCGACCTGTTCGGTGCGCGTCCCGTGTGGACCGCTAAGATCAGCAAGAAGTAAATCACTCAACTCATAAAGGAAATTTTATCATGGCATCGAAAAAAGCAACCACTGAAGTAGCAGTCGCAGAAACCGCCAACACCGCTCTGGCCGTCATGGCAGCGGACTTCGCGGCTGACGCTGGCTTGGGAATGGAAGGCGCTGACAAGTCGTCGTTCGCAATCCCGTTTCTCTCAATCCTGCAAGGACTCTCGCCTCAACTCGAAACAGTTGATGGTGCGAAGCCTGGACTGTTCATCAACAGCATCACCAACGAGGTGTTCAAAGAGGTGCTCGTTATCCCTTGCGCCTTCCAACGCCGCTTCCTCCGCTGGGCACCACGCAGCGAGGGCGGTGGCTACAAGGGCGAGTACAACCCTGTGGACATCGAGACCGGCAAGATCGCTGGCGTCTCAACGAACAACGAAGGTCGCCTGATGCTCGAGAACGACGAGCTGAAAGACACCCGCAACCACTTCGTCCTGATGCAAACCGAGTCTGGTGCATGGACTGGTGCGCTGTTGTCGTTGTCTTCGACGCAGATCAAGAAGTCCAAGCGTTGGATGTCGCTCATCCTCGGCATCGAGATGCGCAATGCCCAAGGCAAGCCGTTCAATCCTCCAAGCTTCAGCCACGTGTACAAGCTGTCGGCAGTCAAGGAAGAAAACAGCAAGGGTTCTTGGTGGGGTCTGCAGGTTGAGAAAGTCGAGCCAGTGGGCGACGCTGAACTGTACGCGAAGGCCAAAGCCTTCCACAACAGCGTGTCGGCTGGCGAAGTTGAAGTTGCGCCTCCGCAGGCAGACGTTGAAGCCGCTGGCTCCGACGACCGCTTCTAAGCACGACGACTCAACTTCGTAAGGCAGAGGGAGAGTGGTCGCAAGATCGCTCTCCC